CTCCTGCCATATCTTTCAATAAAACATCTTTAGTAGAACTTGATGTTGATTCCATCATAGCAGCAATTTGTGCTGCAGATGAAGTTGATACTCCATACATTCTTTCTAAATCATTTGCAGCTGTAATAGAATTTTTGGTTTCTTCATTTATAACTCCCCATTCTTCTACAAGTGTGGATGCCCTAGCCTGTACATCTTCTAAATTCTCACCATACATAAATCCACCAGCGGCTGCTTCTCTTGTGGCCAATTCTAAATCCATTGCAAATCCTGCACCAACGCCAAGTTCTTTTTGCATTGCTACTGCACCTTTAACAATTCCCATCAAATGTTTACCTACTGCCATAACTCCAACCGCAAGTAATCCTATTACTGATTTAATAGGATTTGCCTTAACAACACTCCAAGCATCACCTATTTTTTCCTTAATACTATCCCATCCTCTTTCAAACATATTAAGTTTATCTGTTAGTTCGGTTGCCAAATCACCCCTTTCAACATAAGCATCATTCGTATCTTCTATAGTATCTAACATATTTAATGACGAATTTACTTGGTCTGATAACAACGCATGTAATTGTGGTTGAATACCTTTAAGTTTATTTATTTCGGTATTTAACATTTGTTGCAAATCAACTCTTTGTTGTTGGACTTCCTGAGATTTCAGTTCACCACTTAATGCCTTCTGAAACATACCCATTTGATTCGATTGTAATCCTGCGAGATTTTGTCGAGTTTTTCCTTCTGATGCAGCATTCATCGCCCATTGTTTAGATAAATCTGAATATACCCCACCCTTATTTATAATATTTTGCTGATGTTTACCGAAACCTCGTAGTTCTTTAAGAGTATCACGAAGTCCATCAAGTGTCTTTGCTTGTTGCGCAGTTAATTCTCCCTCTAACTTTCGCAGTTCCTTTAAAGCTGCTATTCTTTCTTTAGTTAATTTAATTGCGTCTTTATCTGCCATGACTTATCCAATTTATCCGATGGAGAAAAATTTTTCGAGTGGTGTTCCTTTATATCGTTTAGTTATTTGCTTTGATATTTTATTAGTATCTTTTCCTAATTTTTCCAAATCCTTTTCAATAGCATCAAACTTCTTTTTTAATTCTGGATCCTTATCTACCATTGACTTAACTGCTTTCGGAACTCTTTTCCCACTTGCAATCTTAGCCATCAATTTAGAAAGAATAGATTCACGCAATTCATTTTGTGATTTTTTCATAAAAATACTCCAATATAATTATTGTTTTGATGCTGAATAAAACCTTGGATTGGTTCAATAATAAATATAAGATTATTTATTTTTTGACCGATGGGGGACGAGAAATTCCTTTGGAAGATTTCCCGGAAGCTTTATCGTAAGCTTCTTTTTCTTCTTGATATGATTTTTCTAATTGTTTTAAATAGAACCTACGAAAAAATGTAGGCATAGTATAGACTTCGGAATGAGTAAACCCACCCTTTCCGTGAAAACAGAGCTGAAATATTTCGGTGTGTATTAGAGGTCTATCTTTTGGCTGAAGGCCAAAAAAACTGGACGGTCATTGGGACCGTCACCTCCTGATCGAAATCACATAACTCACAAGTAAATAGATAATTCATATCTACATCTGGAGTGATTTCTAATAAATGATTTCTAAATGCTAAAGAATCTCGTGATAAAAATTCATTGTCTACAAAACTATTAACATAAGCAGTATCAGATTTACCATCAACAGATACTATTGCTCTTTTTAATCGTGTTGTTATTTCAGGATCTACATTACTTCCACCTGAAATCTTTTTTAAAGCTTTAAGTTCTGCATCAATTTCACGTTCATCGCTTTGAGTGAGTAATTTGTAAGTAATCTTTCGTTTAGACGTAGGAAGTTCAAAATCGAATTCATTTTTTCCACCTTTAAGATGTGAATGATCAATAGATTTTTCTCCTAACTTTGTCAAATCAACATTATCAGTATTTCTTTCACCACAGGCAGGACAATTAAGTTCAAACTGATAATCCTTTCCATATCCTAATACTCTTGATGCTACCATTAATGCATTTTTATCACCAATAAGAATATCATCTAAATTAATAGATTCATCTACTACTAATGATTCTAACAGTTTATCAATTACTATTCCTTTCCGAATCAGATTTTGTGATGTTAAAATATCTTCCTCTTTTGCTGTCATATACTTTACCTCAATTTCTCCTTTTGATATGGAAGATTCTTTTGGATAAAGTACTCCTTTAGAAGGCAAGTTTACCATCTCTGTTGGAAATTGGCGTTTTTCTTCTGCCATGTTTTATCTCCTTTGTATTCTATATTGAATTATACAATATAACCAATTATTTAAAACTTTACTGGGTATCAGTTAAGATACCCAGTCAAAATTATTATTTAGGTGATGCAAATTTCTCCGCTGCTGTTACACCCAATCCAACTACTGTAATGTACATAAAACATTCTAATATTTTATCCTTTACCTCAAATGCAGAAAAGGTGTCAGCACCCCAACAACAAATCAACATAAAGAAAGCAGCAAAACCAACAGTTCTCTTTGATGATATTTTAGCATCACTTGATAGCATTTCTGTTAAAAAACTCATATTTTCTCCTTAGAATTGTAGGATAGCGTAATCGTATCTTAGTGTCAAAGTTACATCAACTGGATCAGTTGCGTTTGACCAATCTAAATCACCAAATGTTGCGTTGGTAATCCATGTACCTTTTAATGTCCATTCCTCAACTTTATCACCTACTGGACCTAACACATTAATTGTTACATCTTTCTTATAAAAATCCGAATATCCATCACGACCTGTTACTGATTCATGACCTAACCTTACCCATTCCATTACTGCTTGTGCTCCACTTGGAACAACGGGGTCATATAGAGTTATTTCTAATTCTTCCCAAGAACCCTTACCTTTAACATATCGTTTAACATTGATATGGTCAAGTTCAATAGTTTCAAAAGCTATTGTAGGTCTATTAGCTGTTTTAATAAGATAAGCTGGTATTCCCTCAATATACATGATGTACCGATTTTTCGTTTTCGGTTCAAACGGTGTGAACATTATTTCAGAAGGATCTAATAGTTCTGGCATCTTTAATCTCCAATAAGTTTAATTCTTCAACTATAAATATCAAAATTATAAAAAATCGTTATATTCATTTTTCATAGTTTTATAGAAGTTTTACTATATACTTCATATATAAATATATCGGGCAACAAAAAACCCCTCAAAAAGAGGGGCTTTTGTTTATTTAATCTATTGATTAAACTTATTCAGGAAATGTAGCTCCTGTTGGTAATACTACGAAGTCCAATACAATAAATTCAGCTGTCCGTGTTGGTTGGATAAATATCTGACCAACAAGTTGATTTCTATCAACAACATCTGGAGTATTATTTGTATCATCCATTACTACTCTAAATGCGGATAAACCACTATTTGATTGTACTGACTCTAAGAATGGATTCACAATGTTAAGGAATCTATTTCTCGTAGCTGCAGTATTTTGTTCAAATACTAAGTACCTACTTGATGAAGCGATAAACTTCTTCAATCTAATCAACAATCTTCGTACATTCACTCTATCAAGTGCTGAAGGACGACCTTGTAAGGTCTTTTGTCCCCAAACTACTACACCTTGACCTGGGAATGAAGCGATTGGATTAACTCTTGCTTCATAGAGTTCATCTCTTTCAGCGTGAGTCAATCTTGTCTGTGCTTCCGTTACTCCCTGTGATTGTAATCCACCACGATTCAAACCTGCTGGTGCGAACCATTCGTGTGCTACACTATCGGTGTAAGAAATAACACCAGGTAACACAACTGAAGGCGGAACCCATACTGGTAAGGAAGTATTCCTATCAACAATCTTTACCCAAGGGTAATAGGTTGCTGCGTAGTTAGTATCGAGTGTATTAATAGTCGAAGTTGCACTTGCTATTGATCCACCATGAATACCACAATCTATAATATAGAATGCATCACCACGAGCTTCACACTTAGATATTGCGTGATTAGTTACAGCTGAGTGTAGTCCATGAATAAGACCAGGTGTTACTAACATATTGATATCAAACTCATCAGGATTACTGATTGCGTTAATTGCTTTCTTATATGCAGTTGTACCTGCTGTAGAAGAAGTTGAACAATCAAATCCTTGTGTGTTTGTACCTACAATATTTGCTGCTGTAAATTTAGGAACTGCAGGATTAGCACCATCGAATCCACTTTGAAATGGAACAACGAACTTTCTCTGTCTAACATGAGATAATGCAAGTGTTACTTTTTCTGTTGCGTCTGAAAAAGTA